GGGACCCGCTGTTTAAGCGGCCCCCTTGATGCCCGGCAGCCACAAGTGGTGCCTTGGCAAGATAAATCTTATAGCCATTCCATCATCTGTTTATGGATATCCATAATAAGACGTGACTGTCGCTGAAGTTTCAGCTCCCGTCTCGACCTATATGGTTGAACAGGATCTGGAATGTAGGCGATCTCCTCCAAGATCTTATCAGTCTCTGGTCCGAACGAAAATTCGAACTTTTGAACTGATTGATCTAGTTGTTTCTTCATGTCATTTATGACATAATTAACAGCTATTGGAGGTCGACCGGGATGATCTACCCATGGATCCCCAGATTTCGCATATTGGCGGCCAATGTCGCCAGTATACGAGATTGCTGCGTTCATAACTTGCTCAACTCTCATGTCACGATATAAATCATGACATAATTGGTGATCAAGTAAAGTCCAAGGGCATAGCTCGTCATAACCCGGATTTCCGGGCTTGACGATACCGTCCACTGGATTTGAACACAGCACCCAAACTTGTTTCTGTAACTTTATTTTAGGATAAAGTTTTGAAATAAGCATGGGAACCTGGTCGGTAACGCTGAAATCGTATCGGTCATTAAGTACTCGCACACATGCGTTAAACATGTGGACTTTCTTTAAATCCCTAACGATCCCAGGAGTTAGAGGTGTTAAGCAAGTACCATTTAGGTATAACTGTTTAGCCACTTCTGCACAACTGTAAGATTGTGAAGGAAGAGACTTCACTGTTTTACCAAAGTTTATTTCAACTCCTAAAAGTTGAATAACTCTTTCGTAATACATTGCTGTAGCCTCATGTGTAATGATAACATCATCACCAATTACCCTATAAAGGTTCTTGGCTTTTGTTATTGGCAATCCTGCTTTAACGGCAGAATATTCAACAACAAGATGATGAGCTAAAGCGAAAAGAGGCCAACTAGCGTAGGCGCCCATAGGCTGCCCACACTCGTAAGTGACCTTTTCACCAGACCATGCAACAGTAAATGTCCTCTCCGCAAGGAGAGTCCATAATGCTGCTGCAAGATCGTTATCTTTAATTAATTCAAATAGTAAAACTCTTTGAATTTCTTTTGGAAAACGATCAGTGGCTGCTGTAAGG